TTAATTACATAACCTGTGCTGACATTGCGTAAAATTCCATCTTTTACGTCTTGCCTTACTTCCTCTGCAAAACTATTTTTACTAAATCTAACTCTTGAGTAACCTTTCTTTTTTTTCTTATCAACATAAGCACGTTCTACAACACCAATCACTTTATTAGGATCATGGTTAAACAATAGTGGTGCAGAGTTGTTTAGCCTGTCTAGATCCATAGCACCATCATCGTGACTAAGCACCTCCATACCAAAATTACGAGCTACTGGAAACTCACTAGAAAAAGCAAATTCGTAAACTCTTTCGTCTTTCTCTGCAAATGTTGTCTCGCCACTACGCTTGTAACATTCCGTAACACTTCTAATAGGATTTATCTTTGTTAATGTGCTGAATCTATGACCTGCATAGATATCTGTCTCTTCACCATCCCTATAAATTTGTATTAGGGCTGCTGGATCTTCTTCTGTTCCGTTAATTACAAATTCAGAGCTTGGTACATCAATCTGACCATCTCTAACAATCCTTGTAATCTTACCTCTAGCTCTACCGCCAGAAGTGTTCCAACTTACAAAATCACCAACTTCAAGAGCATCTGGTGCTGCTCGTTTTTTAGTTTTAGTCACAGGCATAGAACGTAACTCCTTTATTCTAGCGGATTTTGGATCTGAAAAACTTTTTCCAGCATCACCGCCCCATGCTGCCCATGCTACACGACCTTTTGACGGATAGCCATCCTCACCAGGACTAAAACCTTCTGCTTTTTTGTCTACTTCATGTCTTGCAAACCATGCAGACATTTCAATAACAACCTGTGGACTTAATTCATTACCACTAAGTATCTGTGTTGCTCTTCTTCTTGCTACATCCGTACCACCTGCTCTACCTTCTGACTTCCAATCTCTATATCTCTGTGCCTCTTCTTTCATGCCAGCAGTTGGCGTTAAATCTATTTCCGTTCCATTAATAGTTGCCACTTGCTTCCTCCGATACGTTTTCAGCATCTTCGCCTGTTGGCTCTAAGGTATCACCAAATGGATCGATACTACCAACAGGTTTAAATTGTGAGCCACCTGATTGTGTTGTAGCACTTGGATCAGAATCGGTCACTATATTCATTTTATCTAACTTAGCTAGTTCAGATTGTCTCTGTACAAGTAGTTCTTCTACATCACCACCATTTTCTGCAATACATTCTGACAGTGTTTTTAGACCAGATCTTATTGCATCACGCTGTGCCATTACTTCTTTTTGTGGATCAACATAGCTATATCCTCTGCATACCCATCTAACCTTTTCGTATCTTTCTGGTTCTGTCTCATATGTAGGTAGCTGTAATGCATTATTCATAACAGCCATCTCTAGCCATGCCTCATATATTGGCTGATAGAAGTTTTCTTTTAACATCTGCTGTATTGTTCGCCAATGATCTCTATCTTGTATCATTGCTAAACGACTAGAACTGTAGTTGCTTTGGCTGTAGTCAGAACTAATAGCCTCAAAACTGCAACCTAATCCACTAGCCATACTGCGTAACATAGTACGAACAAAAGGATCAAACTCACCATTAGGACTATCCATATCTGGAATAGTTACATTACTGCCTGGTTCTAGATACTTAAACTGACCTGGCTCAAAGCTAGTTACTCTGTCATAGTCATAAACTTCCCCACCAGGGTCTAGTTCTCCTTCTGGTGTACTTATAAATCCCATCAAAGCACTGCTTGCACGACATCTAATTAGACTTGCTTCTATATATCCATCTAGTTGTTTTAGATGACTTATTGCACTAGCTAGAAATGGTATGCCACGATGCTGACCTGGTCTTTGTGGCATAAATAAATGTATTACATCTCTTGCTGGCACAATGATATGTTGTTTTTGTCCGATAGGTGCAGAAAAATTACTATCACCAGGGTGTTTAGTAAGAAAAGCATAATTAACAGCACGTTGAAATCTATCCATCTCAATGCCTAGTCTCCATACATTTGTAGGATCAGATAACTTACCTTTGTAATCTTCATCTAACTGATCTGCTTCTATTACCTCTAATGCAAATGGAACTTTACTTCTGCCAAACTGTTTGCGATGCATTATTACAAAACTTTCACCACTTTCTATCATTGATCTTACAGCTAATCTTTCTAGCTCAGAAAAACATAAAACACCTCTTACATCGCAGCTATCTTTCCTACCCCACATAGACCATTGGCCTTCTATCTGCTCATTTAACTTTGTATATAACTCATTGTTTCTTTGTTTTCTTATCTGTGCCTGTAATCTTACACCTGTACCAACAACTTGATTTGTAGAATATCTTATTGCCTGTGCAGCATAATTATTATTACGAACAAGATCATGAACATTAGACCTTAGTTTTACAATGCCTTGCTTCCATTCTTGATCAGCAGATGTTTGGTTAGTTACCCAACTAGCGGACAATCTATCTACTCTTGCTCCTGTATATGACCTTCTGCGTTTTTTTACAGGTTTTTGCTCAAATATGTCTTGATTTGACGTAAAAAAGCCTTTCCATGCGTTAACTAAACCCATTTCTCCTCCTAAAAACGGACATAAAGATTTTTGGGATCACCTAACCCCTGTGCTATTAGTGAAGCACGCTGCTCACTTTTGACAATACTTTTTAACTGACTTTCTCTAGCTATTAACACAGGTAAATCAAGACGTTTAAATGTTCTGTCTCCTATAGTGTATTCTTTTGCTTTATCAGAAACAATGGCTCGTATAGCAGCAGAAATATTTGCCAGATCTGTTTCTGCGGTTGTTCTATAGTCTATTGCTCCAGGTGTACCAGTATATTCAAGTTGTTGTTTTACTGTAAGACTACCTTGACCTAACTTAAATTTTTCTGCTGACTTAGAAACTATTGCACACCAATACCAATCACCTGCATCAAATCCAGCAGTATCTGTTGCACTAATTGTAAATTCCCATCCAGTGTTATATGCACTACCTACACTAGTATGTCCTTCACCTGCTGTATTAGTTCTTAAATAATATGTAAGTGTCCAATCAGTACTTGTTGCATTCTGATTAAAAGGCACAGTTGTTGCCTCATCTCTCCACTTAATAGTTTCACCTGCACTTATAACAGATGGAAGATCAGATACCCACATAATGACCTCTACCAGTTAGTAACATAATCAGATTGTACATTCTTTGGTCTTATTCTACCTCTATTTGCCTTAGAATCACTATTTTGATTTTGATATCGTTTTTCTAACTGATTCCATAATGTTCTGCGGTCATATATTTGATACAAACGATGTAGTGCAGCATATGCATATACCATCTCATCTAACGCCTCATTTCTAACACCACTTTTCTTTACCCATACCCTGTCAAACTGATATCCATTACGTTGTTTTCTAATTTCTCTTTCTGCTGTCAGTTCTTCAAAATAATCAGAAGTTATAGTTGGATAAAAATGTAAAGCACCTTTACCTGGCTCTGCTTCTTTTAATCTCCTATGCATTTGTGTTTTTATTTTATTAACAGCAACAGAAAATAACATTACGCTACCTCTTCTTGTTTTTCCTGTAGATCCATAATCTATTTTGTTTGGCTTACTTAAAAATGCATCGTTGCGTAGTTTGCCTATACCTTTTATTGCTATCATTCCTAACTTACTTCTTTCTCTTACATAGTTATAGACCTCATCAGTAAAGTGACCACCAGTATCTATAGCAGCTACTTCAATACGCATTTTTATTCCATTTACATTTGTATATGGTGTTTGTAATATTTCGTCTAACTGTTTCCATACATCTGGTCTAGATGGCGAGCCATATATTTTAACTCTATCTAATAAAAAAAACTCTTCATTTCTACCAGCACCCCAAACAGACAAACTAAGTCTGTCATCTTGTGTATCAATACCAGCTAAGATTACTAACACTTCTTCTGGCGGTACACCTTTTTCATAATCTTCATTAGCTGCTTTTTCCATCAAAGCACTAGCACCCACCTTAGATTCGTACTCATCTTGCCAAACCTCACCTAAAACAGTATTTATAAACGTGCGTAATTGTTCTGGATTATCCTTAGACGCAAGCCATTCTTCTGCAAGATTAGCCCAAGATGCATTTGGCGAATACGAATAGCCTGCCCATATATGAAAACCAACGTGCTTACCATTACCTTCCGCAGTAGCTCGCCATTCTCCTCTTTCCACCATCCATCGTTTTTTGCTGTGTGGTATAAAAACACCACACGATTTACAGCAATATGAGGCTGTATTTAGATCATTTCCTTGCCATTTTATGTTATTCCAGACAAAATACTGCATTTCGCCGCATTCTGGACACGGAACAAAGTATCTTCGCTGATCTGACTCGCTAAAAAGCTTTTCTATGCGTGAAAAGTCTTGAACAGTAGGTGTAGACCCTGCAACTATCTTTCTATTCCAGTAATATTCTGTTCTTCTTATACCAAGCTTTATTTGATCTCCTTCTGTACCTGCTCCACCTACAGGATAACCATCAACCTCATCAAAAAGAACAATACGTCTACTAACTCTACGAAAACCTCTAGGTGAGTTAGCTCCTACCAAACCTAACGTGCCACCAGGAAACTGTTTTTGTAATAATGTATTCTGTCCATCTTTTGCTTTTGCCTCAGATACTAAACCATGTAAACATTTTGTATCCCTTAACATAGGTGCTACTTCTTCCTTAGAATATCCAGTTGCATCTTCTATAGTTGGCTGCACAATCATTATTGGACAAGGATCTTGATGAATATAATATGCAATAACGTGATTAAGAATTTTTGAATATCCAACTCTTGCTGACTTCATTACAGTGACCTGCTCAATACTAGGATCAGTAATCGCATCCATAATACCTTTTTGATATGGCAGTGTTCTCCAGCGACCACCTTCAGCAGAACTTTCTACAGACAAGTATGCATACTTATCAGCCCATTCACTAAGGCTAAGTTTTTTTGGCGGTCTAAATGCTTCTAACGCAGCTTTCTCTAACTCTTGTAAATTTGTCATGCAGCCTGTGTATCAGCTATCTCTTCTAATGACTCTCTAACAATATCTTCTAAACAATTCATAGCAGAAACATCTAAATCAGGTATGCGTTGTTTTGCCTTACTAGGTATGCCTAATACTTTTGTTTTAGCTAATGCAATCAGTTGCAACCATGTTGCCTTTACTTCTTTGCTATCTACAAGCTGTTGTTCTTTCTGCTTACGTTCTATCTCTAACAACTCTGCTTTCAGATGTTCTGTTCTAGCACGACTTTCTTCATATGCAGGGATATCTGACACTACTGCCTTCTGTCGTGGCTTGTGATAATTACTAGCTTTTTTCATCTGATTAGGATGATATGTCTTTTCCCAATCTTCTACAAAAGCATCCTTATCTAACATAACTTTCCCATCGTTATCTACAACAGGAGTAAGTCTGCCCTGATTTATTGCTTTATATACAGCCTGTGGAGTTACGTTCTTTAATCTTGCTGCTTCTGACCTACTAATTAGTGCCATTAATTTTTTTGTAACTGTCTTGAGGTTACATTAGCAAAACATTTGTAGTCGTGGTATAATTCCGCATTTTTATTGAGAAATATTTGCTTATTGAGAATAGTTTTTGTAACCAGATTGTTATATTGGGCGATTTTGTAACTACATTGTAAATTTTGTGCCTAGAAAAATTTTGCGGCTCGAAAGTACC